CATCAAAATTATTAGAATGGATTGCTAATAGTAATCTACCAAGCTTTGAATCTATTTCAAGAGCTAGACGTAAATTGCAAGAACAAAACCCTGAACTTAGAGGGGATTCGTGGGAAAAACGTCATAAAGAAGCAGTTAGATATAGAAAGACAATTAGAACATTAAACCTTAGGAGGAATAATGATTAAAGAAATGGCCTTCGGGGTTTCAGACAGATGTCATTTAGTAGATGCACAAGATGCATCTCAATGGCAAAGATTAAATAGGGATACATTTGTGTCCCTATATGATTATGATGAATATATTAAAGAATATGTTGAAAAGAATAAAAAGATGGCTGGATATGATGGTTTAATATACATGCCTGATGAATTTATTCTAGATGTAGATGGGGCTAATACAGAGCAAGCACGTTTATCTGCTATTGGATTAAGTATATGCCTTCAGGACTTAATGGTTCCATATAGAATATACTTTTCTGGTACTGGATTTCATTTTGGTATACCTGGACAAGCATTTAGATGGAAACCTGATAAAAACTTACATCTTAATGTTAAAGCAGCACTTAAAAATGCAGGTATATTTAATTATGCAGACCCAGCAGTAACAGATAAAACTAGAATCATTAGATTGAATAATACCTTAAATTCTAAGTCTAAACTATGGAAAGTCTTAATAAATGAAGGTTTACTTAATAGTTCAGTTAAAGATATTAGGGAATATGCTACAGGACCTAAAGATGATTTACCTTTTGATTTAGAATGTGAACCTGTATTTGATGTACTATCTAAACAAAAGCCAGAAACTAGAGTTGAAGAAATTAATTTTGGTAGAGCTCCTGATCCTGTTGAAATGCCATGCATTCAAACGATGGTTGAAGGAGTTACTCAAGGTAAAAGACATATCACTGCATTAACGTTAGCAGCTCATTTCAGATGGAGATATCCTGAATTAGTTGTTAGACAAATAATGGAATGGTGGCGTCAAAAGGTTGACCATCCAGATCATCCATTTTCACCTAAAGAAATGGAATCTATAGTAGAAAATTGCTATACAGGACATAATGGTACAGGTTATCGTTATGGCTGTGATAGCGAAATGATGGATAAATATTGTAAAAATACTTGCAAACTTTATAAATCAAAGAAAAGTCAATCTGTAATGAATGCAGATGCTATGGATAAAGTACTAATGGAGTTCTATACCACTGATCAAAGATCTGTTAATATAGGCGCATTATATGGACAAGATTTTCCTGTATATCCTGGAGAAGTTGTAATACTACAAGCACCTCCTAAATCTATGAAAACTATGTTATTACAAAATTGGGTTAATGAACTCAAACGTAGAACATATTTTATGGAAATGGAAATGTCTCCAAGACAAATATGGTCTAGATTTGTCCAAATACAAAAGAACTGGAATGAAGAACAATTAATAGAGCATTATAAATCTATGAGAAATGGTATTTCTAAAGATTTTGACTGGCTAATAATGGATTATTCTTCCTGCTATCCTCAAGAACTTCAAAAGAGGATATCTTTACTACCTGAAAAACCTGAGATTGTAGTTGTAGATCACATGGGATTATTAAGATCCAAGAAGCAAGATAATAATATGAAGGTAGAAGAAGCATCACAAGGGCTTATGGAACTTGCAGTACAAAATAATCTAATTGTATTTGCTGTAAGTGAAATAACTAAATCGGCATTTGCTGAAGGAATGAATCTCGCATCAGCTAAGGGATCATTTCGAATAGCATATAATGCAAATAAAGTAATCTCTCTAAACCCAATAAAAGGTATGGATGGTAAGATAAAACAGTTGCATATTAAGAGCGAAGCCAATCGCGAAAAAGAAACTCTTAATGTTAAACTGTGGGTTAACGGAGTCAAAATAGCTGGCCAGGAGGTTAATGCTTATGAGCAAGCGAACATTCGCTGACATAACAAGGGATCTTGTACTAGCAAGGACTGACTATGAACTCTTCAATGAAGATGATTTATTAGCCAGGATTGATGAACTGTACAATGAGCTTCGAGATAAAGAAGATGGTGTATACTGGATGTATCAGCAATCTGAAAAAGAAATCGAGCTTTGGGAACAGCAAGGTAAAAAGATCCTAGAAACTGCTAAGTTAATGAAAAAAGCGCAAGAACGAATAAAGGGATTGGTAATTTCATCTTATGAAGAAGTGCAGCAGCTGCCTTCTCATAGTGAATTTAACCCTATTAAGATATCTAAATCTGCGGGCAAAGTAGATATCATTGATGAATCATTGATTCCAAATGAATACTATGTCGAAAAGGTCGAGCTAAAGCTTGATAAAAAACGCATATTAGATGAACTTAAAAAAGGAGATACCATACCTGGCGTAAGGATAGTTCACAAGAACTACGTCAGGGGGCTAAAATAGAAGAATCGCTATCATATCAAGTGTTTATAAAGCGTTATCGTAAAATGACGCAAGAACACCGCGAGAAGAAAGTAGCATTAGATTCTTCTAATAATGGTAAATGCTGGTGGGTTTATCAATTCCTCAAATCTAATCCGAATAGAATAATCGAAAAAAAAGATTGGGTAATCCCTAAATAAGGGAGATGATCAGGAGGGTGATGGTCGGACATGTCGAAACCGAGAAACGAAAACATGCATCACCCTTAAAATTAGGAGAAATTATGTCACAACATGTAAAGTATGAAGGGCCTGCAAAGGTCCATGAATTTTTTTCTTGTGCTATATGCGGGGAACAAAGTAAATTTAAATACATTAAATATCCTCATCCATCAGTAGAGCACTTATATGAGGAAAAAGATAAAACACCAAAACAGATATGTAAAAAATGTGCCAAGAGGGAAATAGGCACTAAAAATGTAAAAGGATGGAAAGAAATCCATGGCGAAACAGAAACCACAAAATAAAAAACTAACCTATAATGAAATCTACCAAGCATTAGGCGAAACAGTAAGAGGAGTTCAGCAAGCTTATCAAATGGTAGATAATCTTAATAAAAGATTATACAACCTAGAAAATTATCTATCTCAATATATAAAATTCAAAGGACGGGAAGGTAAAAGGTTCCACAGATGGTTAGAGAAAGAGATGGCCAAGCATGACAAATCAAGAAATGAAAAAGCTGACGGAAAAAATCTGGAAGCAAGTGCAGCAAGTCAGGGACCAGGGACAGAAGGAGTACGCACACAGTAAAGACAATGTCTTTGGCAACTTCGAGAGAACTGCTAAAAAATTTAATACACGTCCTGAAGAACGAGCTATTGAAAGAGAGCATGTTCTATTAGTATTTCTTTTAAAACATATAGATGGAATTACAGCCTATATTGATGGGCATAAATCGCAACGAGAAGATGTCCGTGGACGTATTAAAGATGCAATCGTATATTTAATGCTTCTATGGGGCATGATAGAGGAGAAAGAAAAAGATGGCGTTTGAAAAAGTAGGAACAGGCATGGCCTATCCTAATTCAAAATCAACACCTAACAATAAAGCACCTGAATTTACTGGAAGTATAGATGTAAAAGGTGAAAAATTACAAATAGCTTTGTGGAGGCAAGATAATCATGGGAAACAATCGTTCTCAATCCAAATCACCAAGGCCACTAATCACGTACAACAAGGAAACAGATGATATGGATGTAAAAGTCATTTATCCTGATAATAGTGTAAAATTAGTGTATCCTGATGGTGGCTGAAATCCAATTGATGTCAAGAAGACAGTCGATGGTCATCGAAAAAGACAAATACTAGATGCAATATCAAAAGTTGTATCTTATATATATGCTAAAGAAAAGCAACGTTTTGAAGAGTTAACAACGGAGGATAGGAAAGAGCACATCTATAGAGAGCTCAACCTAGTAGATCGCTGGCTTGCTGATCAGTATATAGAGCTAAATAAGGAGTCGTCTAATGAGCAGCCCTAGTAAAAGGAAAGGCAACTCCTTTGAGAGGGAGGTGGTCAAGCAAGCCCAGGATCTTGGTCTCGATGCTATTAGAGCCTATGCTAGCAATGGCATGGCTCTAGGCGAGGCCGAAGATGTAGATGTAAAAATAAGTGGATATAAAGGACAATGCAAGCGTAGAAAAAGGATTGCTAAGTGGATTAAACCACCAGAATCCTGTGATATAGCTCTAGTACGGGAAGACAGAGGCGAAACCTTTGTAATTATGAGCTATTCTGATTTTTTAACTCTAATTAACAAGGAGACATAATGAGTGACGCTGAATTTGTAACACTTGAGGCTATAGATAATAGAATTATAAATACATTAAATGACTTTAA